CTACTTTAAAAAAAGAAAGGGATCAAATGTCTCTTAGTCCAATTAGGCCACGAGATGGCTCTAAAGAAGAAAAAGAACGCTATAAGCAGGATTTGAAAGGGATGAAAGAAAAACCTTGGGAATGGTCACATGTTTCTCCTCCCCGTCCTCCTCAAATCAATATCAAAATAGAAAACAAGGATTCTAAAAGTTCGGATGTTGTTGAACATGAAATAGCAGAACTGGAAAAACGGAAAGATAGACTTTGGGCAAAAATGGATAAAATGAAAAAGCATGAAGTTGTAGCATATGCAAAGGATATAAAAATCAGTTTTGCTTTTAAGGATTCTAAAGATAGGTTAATGAGAAAAATCATTAAACACGAGTTTACCTGATGACAATCAAGATATTCACAAATGAAGTTGCAGGGGGTTGGAATCCGTTAGATCTCAAGGATGGATTGGGCGGATCGGAAGAAAGCATCATTTTGTTTTCAGAAGCATTGGTAAGAAAAGGCTATCAAATCTCAGTTTTTCATACTCAAAAAGAAAACCATAGTTCGGAATATAATGGTGTTCATTACTTCCCTAGAGAAGCAGCAAAATGTAATCTTGACGATATTTTTATAACATTTAAAGATAACATCCCCTGGGTAAATCAGGCAAAAGGTAAAGTCAATATTCACTGGACTGCTGATGTTGAACGTCCCTGGAATACGGATCGCATTGATCACTTTGTAAATCTTTCTTTCTTTCATGCACAAAGAAACCTTTGGGTATCGCCGCGCAAATCGAAGATTATTCCTTTAGGAATTGATCTGGATTCTTTGAATCATCACAAGCAAGAGAAAAACGAAAATCTAATGCTTTACTGTTCAGCACCTGACCGGGGGCTTGAGCAATTGCTAAGGGATTGGGAAAATATCAGAAAATACTATTCTGGATTAGAATTGGCGATTTGTTATGGGAATGAATCAAACTCGTTATATTCTCTATATTCACTTTTGGGTCAGGATGGCATCAAGGTTTTAGGAAGAGTAACAAAAGCGATTATAGAGGAGTTATACTGGAAAGCAAAATACTGGTGTTTGCCATTGAACAGAGCAGACAGCGAATTGTTTTGCCTGAATGCTGTCAAGGCTCAGCATTGTGGGGCAATCCCGGTAGTAAATAAAATAGGGGCGTTAAAGAATACGGTTCGATCCTATATTCCTTATGATAATTTCGTAAAGGGGCAGATTAGAAAGAATGATATTAATATAGAATATGAACCATCGATGATTGCAATGGATTGGGATCATATTGTTGAAACATACTGGTTGCCTTTATTTGGGGGAAAATGATTGTAAGCGAATTTATTGAAGAAC